TGATATTTTAAATTCTAAACTTGTGTATAATATATTAGGATCATATTTAGATGTAATACTAAAAAATAACACATCGTCCTGCATGGCCCCACTAGTTTGTAAAAACTTTTTAATATAAGGATTAAGCATTATACTCCAAGTTTTATTAACTGTGTTTTGTTGCACAATAATATCATATTCTTTGTCTACTTTAATCTGGTATAACTGTTTACCGCATAATAATGTTTGGCCGTTCTTTAAATTAGTAATATTTGTTAGATCTAATACAGCATTACTTGTGGAAATCTCTTCATTAACAGTATCTAAATTAACTTCTAAACAATTTGGATTATTATAATAAAGCATAGTAGAAGAAGAATTATAAAAAAATACACTAGTTTTATCTTTACTAAAATTTTGTAGTACGTTTTGAATACTGTATATACTGTTGTTATTTAATATTACATCACCTATTAATATATCAGTAGTAAATGTCAAACTTTTATTTTTGTCACTATACAAATTTACGTTTTCAACAATAACTTCTGCCTTGCTTATTATAAATTCAGTGCCTGCTACAGTGTCTTCTAATAATTTATATACAGTGTTGTCAAACCATACATGCTGTCCTGATAGATGCGACAGGTCTTTATACCATATATCGACATGAATGCCTTTATATTCCTTAACCATACATAATTTTTCAATCGAATGTTCTTGCGTAGGCACGGAAGTTAAGTGTACATCTATTACAAATAATGTATGATTTGCAACATTAAATTTATTGCCTGATTCAATGTCAGTTGTAAGTTTATAAACATTTGAATCCACCCAAACACACTCGCCTTGGCGATAATCTTTTGTAATATCCCATATGTAAACAGTAAGACCTTCATAAACAGAAGTAAGTAAAAAATGCGATTCGTGCGTTGATTTAATAACCGGTAACTGATAGTTCATTGTACAAGCAGTTTTATGATTATCTTGATATCCTGCTTCTTTTAAACGTAGTTGTTTTAAGCTAACATCGTATGTTATAGTAAACTCATCAGTCCTACGTTCTCCTATAAGAATAGGCTTAACTAGCTCATTGTCAATTTCAAAAACAGCAAAGTCTTTTTCGGGAATATTAGTCGAACTAATTTTATGTATTTTACCAGTGTCTTTTATATAATAAACATAAGACTGTGTACTAACTGGACTGGCATTAAGTTTTTTAAGTAAGGATTGTAAATCAGACATTTGTTAAATTCCTATATCTTTCAATAGTTGGTGAGTTTTTTATAAAATTGTTTTCAGTATAATGTAATATACCGGTTTGTATATAATTGCCAATTTTTATACTACCGTCTTTCGATATATAAACACCGACCTTGTCTTGCCAACTCGATTGTACTTCTTGCCAGTCCTGACAATATGGTTTCATATGTGTAAAACTTGGAATTTTAGATATATTATTTGTAATAGAAGATTCACAATCTAATATCTTTGCTACAATTGCTGCACAGACATCGATACTTACTTGTGTAGGTCGACTATTACTTTCTAGATGTTGATTGTAAAAATCTTCCCAATTAACTATTACTAATTCTAGCCAAGTATAAAATTCTTTTGCAAACTCGCACTGTTTAAAATAGTGCAATCCACTAAACAAATTAGGAAGATTACTATCTATAAATGTCTGTCTGTAATAATCAGTATTTGCAATATCGCCTCGATAATTCATTACTTTATTTGTAAAGAATAGTTCATAATTAGACAAGAAACTCCACCAGGTTTCGATATTTTGTAATACCAGCATATCAGTGTCCATTACAATAGTTTCATCATACGGACTTGCATAATAAAGCTTCCATCTATTTTCAATTTTCCAGTCCGAAGCAGATGCAGCATCGCCAAACGGAATAGGAATAATGTTATCAAATAAACTTACATAGTCTACAGGCACCACATCATCTGTTACTATACTAATTTTTTCAGTTGGGTTAGTGTTGTGTACACTCATTGCTAATGCACAGGCTTGATCTACGTAATTATGTGTTATAGATTTGCCTACAGTAAATAATGCATTATTACTTAATACTAGATCACCTGGTAAAGGATTTTCAAATAATAACGAAGTGTTTTCATCTTTGTATAACTTTATATCAGTGTCAACTAATTTTGTTCCAAAGGTCGACTTAAATGGAGTATCCTTAGATATATTACGTTTTAACTTATAAACAGTATCATTGATCCAAACGTGCTGTCCCTTTACATGGCGTAATTCTTCGTACCAAATATCGACATGTACCCCGATGTATTCTTGAATAAGGTCGTAATAATTAGTAGTATCGTCTTCTGTAACTCGATATATTAAGTTATTGGATAATACTATATCATTCTTATAGCCTCTGTGATGCACAATTAACGGGTTAGTGTCGCTATGAATTTTAACATTTGGTACTAGTAATTTAACTTTATCTAATGCAAACTCTTCCATAGGTATTAGCGGCTTTGTTACAATATAAACAGTTTGGTCATGCCAAATGTGCTGTCCTATAGTATGCGGCAACTCTTTATACCAAATATCAACGCTGATATTTTTAAATTCTTGCTCTAGACCTAACTTTGGCAAAAGTCTATCTTGATTATATACGTTTTGTGCAAGTACTACTATACCTCTACTCATTTGCAAACTCCTGGTCGATCATCCTATTTAAACTTTGTTTATTCATTACATGGATAGTTTGTCCTGATGTCTTTAATGCAGTATATTCACCTAAATAATTTTTCTTTTCTACTAAAAATGTCATTTCGTCGTTGTTTAAATTCCATAGGATATCTCTGTCAACTGTATACATCATACTGCCGGGTAGTTGCTGGGCAAAGGTGCCAGGCTGAAATCCATTCATTATATGAATTGCAATACTAAATGCAAAGTCATTCCTAAACAATCCAGATGTTATCTGATATACTCGTCTGTAATGATTCCACTCCTGTTCAATATGCTTAACTAAGTTAAAGAATATACTGTTAGCTTCTGTTTTTCTAAAATATATAACAGTTGCCCAGTAAAAATCAACACTAGTATCACTAATAGTCTTAAATTCTTTTTCGTTACGCACTTTTGCAATGTCGTCCGATTCTTTATATATCATAAAATCAGAGCCAGATTCAAAACAATTTTTTAGCAAATCATTTGATACAACATAATCAGTATCCATTATGATGGTTTCGTCATACGGAGTAAGGTCGTACACTCCAGCACGGTTACTATTTTTGAAACTGGCTGTTTTTTTAGATAACGAGCCGTCAAAGAAATATCTTAAATTAGTATCGTTAGTAAATTCCAAAGAAATAATTTTATCAAAATCATCAGTTCCAAACGTATCGACTAAGTAGTCTACACTATCAGTAGCTACAGATACAGGAACACCTAGATGGCGTTTTATACGTTTTGCAAGAAACACAGCCTGTTTTACATAATCAATATGACCATTATTTCTTGCAATTAAAAATACACCTTTATTGCTCATGATTAACCAGTTTCTCTACACTACGAGACGTCTTTAATTTTAAGTATGATGAATAATAATCATTAGATGCAGTAGTATATTTGTTTATAATTTCGCTGTAAAAATTTTCTAATTCTTCCACCTGACAAGGAATATTATTGTCGTCTGTAATAACAACTTCGTCTTGATTAACAGATACCATTGCACTTACAAATGTAATCAATTCACGGGTAACTGTAAACTGTGATCCATCATAAAAGTGTATTAATTCTTCTTGGTATTTTTGGGCTAATAATCTTTTTTGATTATTAAGTGTTAGCATATAATTAGAAAAGTCCAATGCTTTCTCTAAACGTTCATCCATAGTTAATCTCCTAGTTTATTACTACTAGTATATATTGGATTTAAGGATTTGTCAAGCGGAGATTGGTTAGTAACCACTCAATGGTCTAAGTATATTTCCTGTAGGAAATATTGGATTAACTACTGCCTCATGCGGTGTGCCGTTAATTGAAATTTCACTGTTTGCACTTGATGTTTCGATAATACTATTAAACGTTCCCGTAACATATTCGTCAATTCCCCATGAGGAATTAGTCGGAGAACCGTCTTGCATTTCTACTTTAAACCGTATAGCCGACGTACTGTCAGAAGTTGCCTGTTCTGCGGCATAAATTCTGTATACGTTATTAGCGTATACAGAGCCGCTAGATCGCGAATACACTAGTCGATAACCATTACTAAGATCATAGTTTCCTGTGTTGGTGCCCGATCCAACACCAAGGGCGTTAGTAGTTTGCGTTGCTTTAAAACTTGTTACGCCCATAGAACCTAACATTGATTGCCAATCAACCGTCTTAGCTTGACTACCTGTGTAGTTTACGGTTGCACTAAATCGAATTTGACCGCCTGCGTTAAAAAAGTGACGTCTATCTAATTCAGTTGCAAATGTTACTGTAAATATCTGCCAAATTTTGGTGGACCACGAACTTGAAGGTTTTGTACTACTTGCAGCAGGTAAGGGTTGTATCGTCAAGTTTGAAGCATACACATTAAATTTATCAGTTACAATGTTTGCTGCTAATGATTCTAACCCTAAAATATAAGATTCTTCGATCTTGTCAGTAGTTGCTCCGTTAGTTTCGTAATCTCCGACTACAAATTCATCAATTGCAACAGTAGGGCCTACTTGATGCGAGCGTGTTCGTATTAAGTCAATGTATAAGTCTTCGTACCCCTGAGCTGTAACTTTATCAGCATCAGTAGGATCGGCGGCTGCTCGTGTTCCGTTAACTCCAGATGTACTAAATGTTTGGCCGTAGCCATACTGAGGAGACGGGGCCGTAGAAAAACCTAGTACTAAATTTACTTGGTCACGTAATGTGTTATATCTACTTGCTAGTATCGTTGTTGGCATTAATCATCTCTTTTTGCTATCAGTGTATTTATTTAAAATATATTACAATGATATAGTGTGTGACTATGCCAACGTTTGATTATTATAATACGATGGTGCAGGAACTATTACGTCCCCGTCAGCACGAAGGTGTTGTATTGTGCTTTCTAGTCTTCCATCGACATTGTTATCGATAAGATTATCAGTTACTACATCATTAAACTCGATTCTAAAAATAATACGAGTAGCAATATCTGAACGTGCTTTAATAGTATACAAGTTTCCTGCATAAATTCCGCTATATGTGCCGCTGCCGACTTTTTGATATATGTTTTGAAATGCGCTTGTTAAATCGTAGTTGCCAATTGCAGTTGTTCCGGTACTCGAAATTGTGTTTTCTGCATTAAATTTAACAGTACCTACTTGTAAGCAAAGTGCAGCCCAATCTAATCCTTTTGGCGTAGCAGCGGAGGTGTTATTAGTACTTAATCTAATCTCGCCACCGGTATTAAAAAAGAAACGTCTCGAACTTTCAGAACTAAACGTAACTGCTACTTCGTGATAAATTAAGCCGTTCCAATTACTAGACCTTGCACTTGTTATGGCAGGCTCTAAAGAAGCTTGAGTTGAATGCATTGTTGCTTTGTCTGCTTGCACTTGATTCATAAGAGTTTCGAAGTCTGTAATTCCCTTTTTAACTCCATACGGATCCGCACTTGTTACACCAGCATCATTTACAAAAGAACTAGTATCTTCAGCAATAATGTTAAGATTTTGTATAACTTGGGCAATGCTAATATCACCGACACCTACTTGATGTACTCTAGCTTTAAGAATATCTGTGTAAATTGTATTTAAATCAGCAGCTTCAACAACGTCTCCTGTATTATTAACAGGAACACTAGTTACGGTTTGCCCATAACCGTTTTGTCCCGATCCATTGCCTAGTATAAGGGAAATACTAGATTGTAAGTTATTGATTCGTGCTGCTGTAATATCTGACATGATGATTTCCTATTATACTTTAAGTACACACTCTACTAATTTCTCACCCTCATCGCTATTACTTTCTAGCGCAATTCCTACTATTGCTGTTGTTGCAATAGTTGTACATACGCCTTCTGCCATTGCATATACTGCGTCACCTTTGCTAACTGCACCTTTAACTCTTACAGGTAACCGTCCTTTAAGTCCAATGTATTGACCATCTGCTTCACTGTTCATCATGTATGCTGGATCTGTTGAAACAACTCCAATACAATGATTACTTGCTACTGCTGGTTCTACTTCGTGATCTGGATGACTGCATACTGTTACTGCTGTGCCTGCTGATAATTCTTCTGCTGTTGTATATTTTTCTGCTAAGTCAGCATAACGTGCTTGTGTTGCTGTACCTTGGAATAAGTTGGCAGCAATATTGCCCGTTGCATCTCTAACTGCAACTGTATTGACAGTTGCACTAGCACTTCCACTACGGAAGTCTCCGCCTACTCGTAGTGTAGCTGCTTTAGATGCTTCGCCCGTAAAGTTAGATGCATACACGTTTGACCACCCACCCGATGCACTACCTAATGTAAATGTATTGTCTGTGCCTGGAACTATTCCTGTAGGTGTAACTGTGGCAACATGTGTTAATGCACCAGCGCCACTAGTAACTGTAAGCTGAATATTTCCGTTATTAGTAACGTTTTGAATTACGCCAGTATAACCATCTGGGGCAATTTTAACTTGCAAATCATTCGAGTTGCCAATTAAGATACCTTCATCTGGTAGTTCTAATGCACTTGTAAATACTGTGTTGCCTGCGCCAGATTGTATAAAGTTTGATGCTGCAATGCCGCCTAGTTTATCAGCATTTGTTGCTGTGCCGTGGAATCTATCAGCTGTACTTGTAACTCCAGCAGTTGCTAGTTTGGTATTTCTTAGTGTAATACCTTTGTTAATTCTATCATAACCTTGTGCAATTAATGCAGTTTGGCTTGCATTTAGATCAAACTGTGTTGGACTTACAACAAAAATTGTTTCATCTTCAATAACAGAAGCAATAATACCGCGTGTTGCACTTGTAGTATCAAGAACTTCGAGGCTTTGCATTTGGGTTACACCTTCACCTGCGTTCTGTGGTCCTATAAGTACAAAACTTGTACCGTTGTAAACATAAAGTTGGTCGTTTCCAGTATCCCACCAAAAATCAGCAGTTGCTAATCCTGTTGGCTGAGTTGCGCCTATTTCAGCGCCGCCTGTGGTGCGCCATTGTGTTCCATCGTAAAACTTTAATTTACTTGTTCCACTGTCAAACCAGACCTGCCCGCTAAGTGGCCTTGCTGGCTGATTAGCTCCGCTGAAGTTTTCAAGCAAGAACAAAAAGTTTTCGTTTTGTATTTCGCCGTAACCTGCGTAGTTTTTACCAATGAATTTAAGGTCAGTTGTTTGATCAACTGTACCATCTTCCACTGTAGTTAACAGTGTGTTGTTATATCTGTCTATTGCATATGCCATTATTATGTAACCCCTAGTGCTATTATATTATTTATCGTTTTTCTTAGTACGATGTAACTGACTGGTAACTCCAGCTTGCGCCTGTAGATGTGTATGTCATTAGTGTTCTTGACGGTGTAAGGACAACGATGCCACTTGCTCCGCTTGCATCAAAACTAACGTCTTGTACTACTGATTCGTTTTGTGTGCCGTTCGAATCAACAGCAATATAGCTTACATTCTTTGCACTTTCAACGTCTACGCCTTCAACTGTTGCTCCAGCATATGATGTTGTGTGTATCCGCGCTACTTTATTTGTGTTTAGTGTAGCAGCAGGGTACATATCGTTTAAGTATACTGCCATTGCATTTTGTAGTGCAGTTCCTGTACCCATGCCAGTAATGTCTATACTAAACACTAATGGATCTGTAGCAATTTCTTGATCTGTATATTCTTTAGTTGCAACTGTACCTGCTGTGGATTCTGTTACACCCAATCTAGCTGCTTCTCTTGCACTAATTGCTTTGCCAACGCCAGTAATTTTTTGTGTGTCAGTAACATTAATGTCGCCGCCGCCTGTAATTGCTATTCCAGCAGTTGATACAAATGCCATATCATTTGTTGACGTAATAGTTTTACCGTTAACGTTAATTTCATCAACTTGCAGAACAGTTAGTGTACCAATTTGATCTAAATCAAGTGCCTTTGTGACATTTACTAATGTATCATTTGTAAGTTTATCGGCGCCGCCAATTTTAAATGTCGATGATGTGTTTAATAAGTCAAAGTTTACATTTGAAGTAAATGCATTTGTAGCATTTTTCCAAATTATATCTTTACTACCATTAAGACTGTTAACACTAATACCTGATTCATCTGCCTGGGCATCTGTAAGCTCAGTACTATCGTTCATCACACCAATTTCAATAATCTTATCTTCGACTCTTAGTGTTTGTACGTCTAGTGCAACTCTACTACCTTCAACAATTAAGTCACCTGTACAGCGTATATCGCCTTCGACGTCTAACGTATAAGCTGGCAATCTGTTAGTTGTAAATATACCAACTTTAGCTGTGCTTGCATCTACGTAGATTGCATCAACTGAAATAGCACCAAATGTACTTGACTTAACCCGTAAGCTTAAATCGTGGTCTGTAAGCTGGTTTTCAATATAAAAACGTGGACCAACAACTTTTTGTACGTTATTCTGTGATAGCCCAATTGTTAAACCACCTGAGTTTTGAATTGTTAGTGTACCGGTTGTAATACCGTTTGCAGTTGATGGTAGAAAACTGTCAGCCGTTCTAACTACGCCGCCAGCGGTGACAAGTGCGTTTGAAGAATCTGCAATACCCCTGTATTTAAAGTTAGCAGTATCGATAATATTCATACCAACTTTAATAATACCATCCGGATTTGATGCAGTAACTAAACCTAAAATACGTTGTGCATAGATTGGTGTAAATTCAATTGCACTAATTACTGCTGAAAGTGTGCCACCTACATATAAATTTGTAACAGTACGTGAACGACTTTGTTGATCAAGTATACTACCTATTTCAAATCCACTTTTGCCTTGCGACTCTGTATATTGCGGTCCCATTAACATTAAGTCTGTACCGTCGAACGCATATACTTGGTTGTTTAGGTTATCAATCCATAGATCGCCAGCAACCATCTGTGGTCGAGTGTTTTGTACAATTGGTCCTCCACTTGACTTCCAAACTGTTCCGTTATATACTTTTAATCTCTGATCTGAGTTATCCCACCATAGCTGTCCAGTTAATGGATTGCTTGGTGCAGCAGTATTACTAAAATTTTCAAGTAGTTTAATGAAGTTTTCGTTAAAATATTCACCGTATCCGCTATAGTTTCTACCAACTAACGTAAGATTTGTACTAGCTGTATCAATTTGCCCATCAATTAAATCTAGTAGCAATGTTCCGTCTGTTTTGTTTAGTTGATAACTCATGTTATTCTCCGGTGTAGATAATATAATTGACTGCTAAGAATGGATTCATAACATCTATTGGTGCGCCCAATGTGGCTTCTGTCTTAATGCCACCGCTGGAAGCAATGCCTTGTGTGCCGCCTTGGCCTGGTTCAATAGGAAGTGAAATTGCGTTGTCATCAACAGGCTCACCTGCTCCAACTCGAACACCATAAAACTGGGTGCCGCTTGTTCCTTCTAAATCATGCTCGTGTTCTGGCAAGTTATTAGTTGCAATTGATTTTGTTTCAGTTCCTGCGTTACCGCCTATCGCATCAGCAGCAAGATCTGTGACTCTGTTTGCGCTCGGACCACCCATGTTATCAAGACCTAGTGCAAATCTGCCTCTAAAGTCAGGTAATGTAAAAAAGCTAACGCCGTTGTCTGATACTAAACTAGCATCTTTAAAATTGTGTTGGATGGCAATCCATAATGCATTATAATCCGTCTTATTAACTTCACTACCATCACATAATAACCAACCTGTAGGTGCTTCTTCTCCGCCGAATGGCATCATTGCGCCTGCTGGTACCAGTGGAATTGTCTTTAAGAAGTTACGCTTTGTAATTCTACGAACGCCAGTAGTACCAGTAGTTACATTTAGTAGTAATTCGTCAGCGTTGCCTGCATCATAAGTAACTTCTTTATTACTAATAAAACTGTCAGCAATACTTACTGCAAAAGTTTTTGTGCTTCCGCCAGTTTGTCCGTCGAATTCAAAACTGCTTGGTGCAACATCGCCGCTTAGTGCAAATGTTGTAGCACTTGCTAGTCTGTCTGAACTACCTGATCTGCCACTAACTGTTCCACTTACGTTACCCTGGATATTACCAAAGAATGTTGTGGCATAAATTTGATCGTATTTGTTAATCGATGAACCAATGTTTCGTACACTGTTGCTATCCGGAGCAATATTGCCTGTTTGTAATACGCCGCCGACGTCTACGTCGCCGCCGATATACGCATTAAGTGCAACACCAATACCGCCTGTTGTAGTAATACTTCCTGTACCAATTGATGTTGAATTAATAGTACTTGTAATCTGCAATACACCTGTTTCTGCTTCGCCAGTTTTTGGAGAAATCTTAATATTGCCTTTTACGTCAATACTTTCTTCAGGTGCAGCATTATTAAATCCAACATTGCCGTCACTGTTAATACTTATAACTGTTGGAGTTAAGTTACCACTGCGCATTCTGATGTCAATACTCGATCCCGCAGTATTATGTTGGATTACTCCTGTGTTTTCATCAATGCCTAAACTTAATTGTCCGGCGGTGCCAATTTTGATGCCATCATTACTTTTAATACTTAATTGATAGTCTGTACTACTTGCTGCATTACCTCGTAGAAAG